CCGCTTGTAGATGATGTGCGGACTTTAAGCCCTGAGGAGTTGGTATCTGAGACGCAAGGCCTTTCGCCGTTAGGCCAATCAGAACAGTACGACCTTGAAGATTCGGTAACTCATTGGACCCGTAGTTTATTTCCTTAAACTTATAATTAGGATTAATCCATATAGAACCATTAGAGTCAGTTGATAATATAAATGGTCTTAATATAATTTGTTCAATACCAGTTTCATTTACCTTTATAGTATAAGATTGTTTTTGGCCTATTACTCTTACAGCCTCTAGTGCAAATGATGGATATAACTCTTTATTAATTTGTGATATTAATGGGATTCTTCTTACTAGTCCATCAACTTCTGGCATACCATTTACAAGTCCGTGTCCCCACGCTCCCTGTTCTAGTTCTGGTAGATTAGTGATTAGGCCATTATATTTTATAGCCCACTCTAGCGGGTCTCCTGTACCGAATATAGCTGAACCCACATAAGGTGCTTTCGATGACTTACCAGAGTTATCTGCATCTTGTGCAAGTATAATACCATTGTCTTTTATCCATGAGGCAAATACTTCATCACCACCAAATCTATCCACTTCAGGAAACATAATTGTGAAACCAATCATACCTGCATTTGCATTTCTTAAATCAGAAATCATCTGTGCATATGTTGACCTAGGGAATGGGTACTGACCTAATTCAGCCAGAGTTTCTTCCGATATGTTTAGTAATATTATTTCTTTTGATTCGGTCTCTTCTATAGAACCAATGAATGAATCGAATGTATTTAATCTAAACTGCTGTACTAGTCCTGGGTCCAGAACTCTTAAAGTTATTAAAAGAATTCCTAGACCTATAGTAGTCCATATGGAAGTTAGATATTTCATTAATCGTAAATTATAGAATAGTTATTATGAACAACATATATATGGGCTACATTGATAACATTAACTTCCCAACTCTCATAACTATTTAACATATAACTTCCTAAAAGAAACTTTACCAGTATTAGCTTTTCTAGTGATGGGTCTTTACCAATAAAAGGATTTGCCTCATATATCCCAGCCTTCTTTAAACCTCTATGAGTAGTCCATACATCAGCAGCTGCTAAAGTCCAAAATATTTTTCTCTGTAAGGGAGTTGCTGGATTATCAGGATGTCCAAATTGTAAAAATCTTTTATCTGGATGTTCCCAATCTTCATTATATTCCACTGGAGTATCATCAACTGGAAGTCTTAAATCTAGTGCTGATATGTTAAAGGAGAGAGATAAAAAGAAAAGTGTAATTAAATGTTTCATATTAGTCTTGTGTTACAGATACAGCACAACCACCTACTGTAATGCAGTTTTGAGTTAGAGTATATGTTTGGTTTGTGTTACTCATTTGGATTAATGTTAAGTCTGTTCCATATAATCCATCAAGTGTTATGTTTGCATTGTGACTTGCATTGTTACCTTTTTGGCGAACAAATACATCATTATAATCATTATAGATTGTTAGGTTTAAGTTCTTATCACCATCGCTTTGTTGTTTAACCTGAACCTTATTATCATCTCCAGCCAAATGTAAATCAAAGCTATGACCTGTAGTAGACCCTTGGTTTGTTTGTTGGACTGCCATATCATTATTATCACCATAAAGAGTAATATCTACCTCATGGCCTCCTCCTTCATAACCATCAGCCCACCAAGTTAAATCTGTATCAGAATCAAGAGTATTCCATGCAACACCTTGGGCGACTTTCATTTGATTACTAGTACCACTTACTTCATCAAAGATTATTTTATTAATGCCGTCACTATCATTAACTTGTACTAAATACATTGATAAGCTTGATGCATTAATATATGAACCACTATCTTTCATTTCAATTCTATTATTATATCCTATCTGGTCAATACCTAACTGTAAATTATTACCCGACTGCTCGATACTAATAACATTATCATCGGCATTTGCAATTAGTGGTAATAAAAAACCGGCCAATATAATAATAGGCCAAAACAGTATACTTATCCATATTAAAGCTTTCATTGAGTATTCTTCTATCTTATCTAGCATTTTAATTCACCTGATTTATATATATGAGTATATCTTCACTATCATTACCTGTTATTATACCACTCCATGTTGGTGTAATAGTATCTAGTGTAAAGTTACCACCCGCCGCTAATTTTATTCTTATAATTCCATTTACGTTTCTATATAGTACTAAACTACCATCTTGCAAAAATACATTATATTGGGATTCATCATTAAATCCTCTTGCGGCTCCTTTGATATCAAACTCGCCTAATGTATCGAATAAGTCTTTTGAATCTAAAATATCCAATACGTCAATTAAATATTCAACATCCAATTCATCTATATCCAATTCAGTAAAATCTAAATCCGTTTCTTCTTCTAGTGCATCTTTCTCTAATTCATCAAACTCTAAAAAGTCTATATCTAAAAACCCTTTATCATCATTCTGTTCATCTGCCAGTTCTTCCTGAATCTGGTCTTTCACTTCCTGTGGAGGTGAAATGATAAACATATTATCAATGGACGCTGGTGTGATTCCATTAATTTTAACTGCTCTTGTTGGTGGACTATCTAAAGTACTTACCATTGTTGCTTGATAAGCTTCAGTTAAAGTTACTACTCCACCTAAATTTTCTACCTCTATTTCACCCGATGGGTTACCATTTTCATCTGGTAATAATATAATTAAAGACCTGCCTAATTCATCAACAGTTGTGGTAAAGTCTGTGCCTCTTATTGCTATACTTGCTGTAGGGGTAGATATATCAATATTAGCTTTATTAACTAAACCTAATCTACCCGAAGCAAACCTGGCTGTACCCATTGTGAACTGCATAGTCATCTTGGAAAGGGATGGGTCAGCATCATAATATACTTCGTCAATTAAGACTTCAGTGTGTTCTTTTAGAGATAATTGAGCCTTATCTAGGAACTCAATTAACATCTTACCCTTACCAGTTTCGGCAACATCATTTAGTTGCACAGGTATATTATTTGATACCTTTATCTCTTCATTGTTTCTTAGTATTTGCCCAACACCTATGGACTCTACAATACTCCCAATATCATCATCCGCGAAGGAATTTGATACCAGAAGTAGTGTACTAAGAATCGCCGTTTGTATCTTGCTGATTAATTTGTATTGTTGCATTGTCTGATGTTATATCTAAATTAATTACTGCATTAGGTGAAACACAAGCAACACCTGCTCCAGTGGCACATGTACCACTAATTTGATTAATATCAATATCTGCACTATCGCCAACTAATTCAACGACCATTGATTGAGCTCCATCATTCTGCAATGTATTAATGTTATTACTATCTCCAGTAATATCAAAAGTCCATGTAGAATCATCTGCTTCAAAGTCTAGGTCGAATATATTAGAGTTACCAATTAAAATTAAATCCGCATCTAATCTTTCAGCACTATATACATAACCTTGGTCTAAATCAAATGTATTACTATCTCCAGTAATATCAAAGTTATAATTTGAATCGTCCGAACTACCGACATAGCCGATATTCCAGTCCACCTCGTTTGAATCTCCCAGTAATGAGAATGTCAAAGAAGATGAATTTAAGTCCAAAGGACCATAAATTAAATTCTGATTTCCGACCATATCAATATCAAATGTTAATGATGAACCAACGATAGTCATATCAGAACCAGATGATGAAAAATCATCTAATCCAATTTTGTTACCGTATCCGATTTGATCAATATATAGAGTTAAAGTGTCACCACTTTGTTCTATCATAATCTCATTATCATCTGATGCTTGTGCAAAAAGAGAAGGAGCCAACAATAAGCTTAAACTTAAACTAATTAATATTTTCTTCATTTTTCTTTTCCTCTGTTGAGTGCCTTTCGTTTTTCCCATCGTGTTGATGAGGATGTCTATGGCCCTCGGTTAAATTCCAGAACTTACGGTCATGACCCTGGTATATTAATTCAAGTACTCCTGCCTCTATGGCTGCTCGTACCGCATATGTCACGCTCTCATTATTTCCCACTCCGTCCTCGTATTCAATTAGTTGTGTACCCTGTTCATAGAACCTGAATACATCACCACTTGAACCGTAAGAAAGTACCGACTTCTTACTTTGGACGTTTAATAAAACTTCACCAGTTAAGACTGAAACTGCTCTAATTGCAACAGTTACTACATCTTTCCTATACATTCTACTATAACCAATACCAAGTGTCCTTGCGCCTCGACCACCTGTTTCAGTATTTGTATCATAACCAATAATGCCACCTTCAATAATTATTCCAGCGAATAAAAGTGGACCCAATTCCTTCGCAGTGTCTCCTTGGCTCTTGGCCATGTCTTGTCTGCCGCTACGGATAATCTGTCTTTCTCTTACTAGATTATCAATACCTTGTCTTTCTGCTACTCTAAACCATGTACCGCCACCTGCAGTCTTAAGAGCATCTATTAACATTTCAGTACCACCTTGGGTAACTGCAGTAGAGAATGAAGCTATGTTATCTACTGATTTTCTTTGTCCAGTTAAATCTTTAAATGAATAAACTGCAACAACTGGTCTATCTTTTGCTGGTGGTAAATTTAATAAATCTACAAACGCAGGTAACTTAACAGCTGTCGGATGGTCAACACATATATACTTACGAGACTTAAATTGATTCCATAAGTATGGTTCATCATCAGCACATTTCTGTGGGTCTTTCGACCACTGCGGTATAGAAGCACAACCACTTAAAAATAAAATAGATATTAATAAAAATCTAACCATCATCTGGGTCCTGACTAAAATTACCAGCACCTACTGGTATTTCTATGATAGTTTCGGAACCATCTTCTGTTATAATTGTCATTCTTATTACTTCTGAACCATCAGCATTAGTAATAACTTCGTATGTTACTGTAGAACCTTCTAATACAAATGAACCAAATCTAACAGAATCATCATTACTAAACATTGATTCTACTAGTTGTTTTGCCATCTGTGCATATATTCTACTCTCTAAGTTCCTAATAAACTTGGCCAATACACTATTATCTTCTTCTCTTTCAGCGGCCCTTCTTGCGGCTTCTAAAGCATCTTCTATTGCTTTCTTTCTAGTATGTTCAATATTATCTATGGTAAGGTAATGATTACCAGTACCAACTCCACTAAAAGATGGATTTTTAAACCCAAACTTGATTTCATCTGCCGCGAGTTCTATAGATATGATAGGTATTAACATGAAACTAACTATTATAGATATCGTGCGTATTATACTTAAAAAGGTTTCCTCTTTTTTAGTAGGTTTATTAAATATGTCATTCTTTGTCATTTTCTTTCGCCTCATTAATAACTTGTTGTCTAGCTCGATATTCTAAAACTACATCAACTTTTTGTTGTAACCTAATTAAATCTTGGTCCAACATTCTTGTCTGGTCTATAACTCTTATAAGAGCTATGTGCATTTCATCTAATTTTGGTTCTATATGTGTATTAATAAATGACCAAACATAGTAAATAAAATAACCCATCCCAACTGCCATCACAACAGGGAAACCATATTCAGATATTAACTGAGCAATATCCATTAGTCTCTCCTAGTATCTAGCTTTCCATCTTCTATAAAGTTTTCTGCCCTAGCTATTCTAGTAGTATCTGGTCTTAAATCTAACGCTGACGATACCAATAAATCTATTTTAATCATTTCATTACTCATTGTTCTACATCTATTCTCCAATGAATTAGCAAATATTGTTAGTGTAGTAATCTTATCTACTATACCTTCCATTATTTGTTTTATTACAATAAAGATAAATACTCCCATTACAAGAGAGCCTGCAATAGGTGCACCAACGTCCGCAATAAGTTTAAATACGTCTTCCATGTATCTATTTATAAGGCTTAGGCGCCCAGATGCTATAATCCCTCCAATTTCTTAGAGGGAAAATGCTTAGTGAGTTTGTGCTAGTTTAACAGCCTTTACACCAGTAATACTATTAGCTACTTCAAGAGTTTCTGTAATAGCCTTTCGAATATTTACAACTTCTCCAGTATTAACTGTTACTGAGCCTACTGTGCTTGAACCTTCTTTAATGGTTACCAACTGTGCAGCGGCATTAGTGTTAAGGACTCTAACAAGTGAAGCACGTGATACATTAGAAGCAGTGTTACTTAGTGCTACTTCTACTGCCTTTACTTTAATTGTCTCGGCCATTTTTTCTCCTATTATGAACTAACTAAATTTAGTTCTTCTAAACTTTTATGCCAATCTGAGTATCTGAAAAGACCTTGCTTTTCGTGACACCAATACCAGCCTTTACTTTTTTGTTGCTCTTGTGGAATACTAGATTCGACCTTTAAAGGGCCTCTAGTCTGACCATAAGTCTTTCTGCTCTCTTTGTCACTTGTTTGTGCCATCTTGAATCTCTGCCTTCTACAGCAGCCTCCTTCCAATCACCACATTGCAGCGCTGCATTGTGCTTTCTAAATTTACTTAAGCGCGTAAGTCCCATATTAAACATCATATTAGCAACAATTTGCTTTACTTCTTGTGGATATCCATCCCATCCTTCATGTAATGTTTTACAGTCAGCGATGACAGTCTGTACATCTTTCTCAAAGCAATCGACTGTTCGTTCTTCTGATACTGGAGTTCCAACAGGTTGCCCAAACTCTGGGTCTGTTTCGAGGACCAAGTGTCCAATTCCGAAAGTTGGGTAGCCCAGATGGTCTTTATAAATCTCGTTAACCTTACCTTCATCAAATGTCAATTGCTCCCTTAACTGGTCAATATCAATATCTTTATTTTTTCTTCCGAATAGCATTTTCTTTCCTTTTCTTTTTGTTATTTATCTTATTATTTATATCAAACAATAATCTTTCTTTTTCAACAACCTGCCAAAACTTCTTATCTACTTCTTCAAATAAATCTTTATTATACTGTTGTTCTTGTGTATGCTTTAACATGAGTAATTTCCTTAGATGTAGTATTATATACACAGCCCCAAATAAATAACATTGGCTCTATGGTATTATCATCGGTATCATATGGGAAAGTATAAGAGTTTGCGGTACACCATTCTTGTACTACTGTCGCATCTGCCTGAAAATAAACATCAACATTTTCATCAATGTTTCCATCTTTATCATGTATTTTAGCAAAGAAGGTATAACTACATGCAGGTAATAAATCATGTATTTCTTCCCATGAATACGGGTCCACATTTTTCATTTCTGTATCTGTAATTACAAACTTTGCCAAAACTGTTTCAGTTACTGTATCAAATTTAAGGCCGTACCAAGGTTGACATTCTTCGTAAGTCGCATTGAATGTTGTTTTAATTACATCTGTTGGTGTATCAAAATTATAAAATGAGATACAAGGATTACTATCATAAGGTGGTCTGGCCGCCGTATATTCTGCGACTAAGTTCTGATTATTATTATCATAAGAAGCTACTTCATCTGGCCAGGTAGCTTCTAATTTAGTTACTATGGCTTGACCTTGTGTTGTACCTACTGCGTAATCTATTCTTGCTGAACTTCCACCCATGTAAGTAGTGTCCATAACTAAAGAAGGATTAAGAGTCTTAACTCTTTCTATTTGAGAGTTTACTGAACCTATCATTTCGTGATAAGCTTTTAATACTTTCTTTTCAGACCATGTTTCATCTACTTCGATTCCAGTATTATTTAGCTCTGATGGAGTTTCTACTGATACCCCGTTACTATCTGTAATTTTAGTAATAAATCCACTTGGACTTTCTAAAGTTTCTGTATGTACATATGTATATGCCATTATATTATCTCCACAAAATAGTCTTTACCTGCGCCCGAGGCACCAAAATATGTTCCAGATGCATATGAACCATAGTGAGTATAATATGCATTTCCGTTTGAAGTAGTAAAGGTAAAAGCAGTTCTTGCTATTGTTAAATCAGGTGTACCACTATTAGTATGCTGGTCTAAATAAAAATTAGCAGTTGTCCAGCCCGAATTGCTAAATGTGCCAGTATATCCAGATTTTGTGAAGTTCAGGTACAATGTACCATTTGTATTAGCGGCAATGTAGCAGTAGACTCCGGTTTGACCCAAGAATGTTCCTGCTACAGTGTTATTAGTGGCACTGCCTACATTAAGGTCGAAACCACTAGTAGTGTGATATTGACTTGAACTCCATCCAGCAACCATTGAAGCACCCATTTGGTAAGTTATAATATCTACCTTTGTTTTACCTAAGAAATCTGAAAACTTTATTTGTCCACTTGTTGGAATACCTGATGTGTCATGTAAAGTACCTCCAGGTGTTCGATAATAATCTGAAAGTGCAACATTGGAACTATCTGCACCACCAAACTCTTCTGCGATACCATTATTAAGAGTTACTGTAGTATCAGGGCCCATAATTTCAAAGCCACTAGTGCCAGAAGTATACATACTATCAATCCCGTTATTACTAGTTGTGCTATTATATTCCCATGCCCAAGCGGTGCAACCATTACTACTAGAAGAATAGTGAGCGCTACTTCTAGTAAAAGTATAGTCAGTACTACTACCAGTAAGTATAAGAGATTTAAATGTATTATCACTATTAGGTACACTAGTTCCATTTAATACAAATATTACCCAGTGTCTAGTGTTATTGGGTGAAGGTGATGATGAAGGATTTCCAAAAATAATTGCTCTAATAGTTCTTGTATTACTTGCACC